TATACCTGCATACTGTGCAAGTCTATTGTATGGTGACATTTGTTCATATTGAAATCTCTGTAGGTCTTCTTGAAGTCGTCTGCCTTCTAAGTCTTCGTATGCTCCGCCAGCTCCAATAAGAGCTTCAGCTCCTGCCATAGCTCTAGCATCTCCTGCTGACTGTATTCCTGGTAGTGCAGATGCAGCTTGTAATTGTTGAGCTTGTCCAAGCGCATTAGCTGCTTGTTGTCTACCAAGTTCAGCTTCTCTAAACTGTAGTGCTGTAGGTACATATGCTCTACCAAATGCTTCGGTAGCTGCTGCTTGAGCCATAGGTGACCCCCCAGTCCTACCCATTCCTGCAAATTCTTGTTGTACACCTTGTACAGCTTGATTAGCTAAAACATCTCTAAAATTATTTAGTGACTGTCCACCAGCAAATACTGATGGTGCTTGACCTGCTGCATATCCAGATAAAACATTACCTGCTTGTTGAATCATAGGTGATCCACTCATCTGAGCTATGCCTAAGTTTTCTAAACCACCAAGTGCTTGTTGAGTTTGAGTTGCAAAAGGTACAACTGTAGTTCCAGGGTAATATTGTGATCCAGTACCAGATTGATAAAGATTAGATGCTTCACCTAGAATATTATCCAAATATTGTGTAGATGGAGCATAAGGTGATACCTCATTAGTTTGTGTGATTGTGTCTCCGCCTCCGCCTGACATACTATAGTTTCCTTTCTAAAAAAACATGAGTTTTTTCAAAGTTATAATTTTTTAAGACTCGTTCCCATCCTAATCTAGCATGAGATTCCATGTGGGTACAATCTTTAGATTTAGCCCATTTGGCTAGTTCATCCATTACATGAACCCACTTTTTCATTTCACGACCTGTAGCAATAAATATATTGCATACTTTAGTATTAGGTCGTTGTAAAATTTCTGTAATAGCTGTGCAATAATGACCATTTTCTTCATCATTATTCCAACCAAGCCATAGTTGCATTTTGTTATCAAGACAATTTTCTTTTATATCATTACTATTATAATGACTGCCTGATCTAGCTAATGCATTAGCTATATGTTTATCTACCAATGTCCAACATTGTTCAACATTCTCAGTAGGTATAAGTACTGCCTTAATCATGAAATTTCTAAGTAACTACATACAACATGAAGATCATCTGCATTTTCTGCTTGTACTTTTAGTTCTTCATCCGTGTTCATTATTAAAGGATTAGTTAATAATTCTGTAGTTGTTTTAGCAGCAATATCTTTCTGTTTATATAAACTAAATACTGTATTTGATGTATTTAATAAAGTTACTGTTATTTCACAAGCATTACTTGCATCATCATTAGATACTAATATAGATTTTACAATACTAGTTGTAGCAGCTGGTACAGTATATAAAACTGTATCATTTGTTGTAGTTAAATCTACTTTACTATTTTTATAAGTATGTGCCATCTTTTAAGTTTTTCCAAAATTCATCTAAAGCATTACCATGTTCACAGTATGCACAATCACATTTATCACAAGTTTCATCATTTTCACAATGACAAGGATGATTACAATTTATGCAAGAAACCATGCTGCTACCTCCTGATTTTCAGTATTATGATAAGTAATTAATTGATTAGTTATATCTTCTACTATTCTTTGAAAGTCCTCTGGACTATCTATATATTGATAAATGTATTCTAAGTCTTGTTTACTAGCCATTACCAGTTTTTACCACCTGATGAATCACGACTAAACCCACCAGCACCATGTGCACCGCCTTGTTTACCAGAACCATGACCACTTGGTCCACCAAAACCTCCCTTTGGTCCATCACCTTGTTTACCAGCAGATTGTGTTCCGCCAAAATATTTACCAGTATCAGCATCACTTGCAGAAACTCCTGAAGTAGGAGCTTTAAAATCTTTAGGATCTCTATCTATACTACTTGATCCCTTATAAGAAGTTCCTAAACCATACTTATTAACACCAAAATCTTTTGATGCATCAACATCTCTAACAATTCTATCTATTGCTAATTCTCTTGGTACATTACCAATAATTGTATCTAAGAATGATAATATACCTGGAGGTAAATCAGTTTTATATTGATCTGGTATGTCAAAATATGGATTATTTTTTATTTCATTTCGTAAAGCATTTGCAGCTTGCATTTCTGCAAATCTTTCACGACCATCACCGCCTCCTCCGCCTACTCCGCCTCCTTGGGTCATTGGAGTTGTAAAAGGTAAAGGTTGTGCAAACTGAGGATTACTTGGTACATAAGGTTGTGGTGTATAACCTAAATAACTTGATGTATCTCCAGGTGCTGTTGGGTTAAATGCTTGGGGATTATAAGTCTGCATAGTGTTACCCATTTGGAAATAAGGTGTAGTTGTGCTAACACCAGACATATAATTAGGACTACCAAAATTTAAATTCTGAATCCTACTTTGTAGATTTCCAACTTGTGGGTTTGTAT